CTAGAAGTTGTAATAATTTAAAGAAGTATCGTTCTTCTAATCAAATCTTTATTAAAGGTACACCAATTCACGTTAAAGGTGCGTTGATATATAATTATCAAATACAAAAACTTGGTTTGCAAAACAAATACCCTTTGATACAAGAAGGCGACAAGATTAAATTTATCAAATTGAAAGCTGCAAATCCATTTAAGTTTGATGTTATTAGTTATATGACCACACTACCAAAAGAATTTGAATTACAACAGTATGTAGATTACGACATACAATTTGAAAAAACATTCCTAGACCCTATGAGATTTATATTACAAGCGATAGGCTGGGAAGATGAACCAAAAGCAAGTTTGGAGGCATTTTTTGGATGAAATATAAAGATAAGATAAATGATTTTTTTAAATGGGTCAAAGGTACTGAATTAATCGAACTAGATGACATTGATGTATCAGAGGATCCTGTTAGACCTGAATTAACTTTGGGTTTTAGAATTACAAACGGCCGAAAAATATTTGGCCTAAAATATAATGATGAAGTTGAAGCTATTATTTGTGTAGCATTTTGTCCTGAAGTACCTTATACTGTAAGAGAAATGGATTATATGTCAAGAGTAAATGATTTAAAAGATGTTGCAGTTGCATATACAGTATGGTCAAGAAAACGAGGTGCAGGTAAAGAGATTGTAAATAAATTGGGTCAATGGGCAAAACAAAATAAAGTAGGTAGATTGGTTACTTTATCACCATTAACACCAATGGCAACACACTTTCATATTAAAAATGGTGCAAAACAAATACACATAAACGAAGAGACACAAAATTTTGAATATAAACTTTCCGAATAAAAAATATGGTGTGATATATGCCGACCCACCTTGGTATTTTAAATCAAGGTCAAAGAAAGGTGAGGGCAGAAATCCTAATCAACACTATAACTGTATGGAATTAAAAGACATATGCGATTTACCTGTTAAGGATATAGCTGCTGATGATTCTGTATTGTTGATGTGGGTAATTGACCCTATGTTAGATTTAGCCTTTGATGTAATAGAGGCTTGGGGTTTCCAATATAAGACGGTTGGATTTACTTGGGCAAAAACAAATAAAACAAATATGGGAATGTTTACCGGTTTAGGATATTGGACTAGAGGCAATCCCGAAATGTGTTTACTTGCAACTAAAGGTAAACCAAAAAGAATTTTTAAAGACGTAAAACAATTAGTAGTATCTCAAAGAGGAGAACACTCAAAGAAACCTTTAATGCATAAAGAGATTGAAAGATTAGTTGGTGGTCCTTACATTGAGTTATTTGCTAGAAACAAACCATATAAAAATTGGGATTATTGGGGTAATGAAGTATGAATGTTCAATTGATTGATAAAATGGGAAGTGATTTGTCCGTAGTAAATGCAGCTAGAGTTTCATTTGCTAAAAGAAAAGAATTGTTAGAAGAAAAAGATGAGAAATTAATTAAGTATTTGGCCGAACACGACCATTGGTCACCATTTGGTCATACTAGTTTACAATTCTTAATCAAAGCACCTATCTTTGTTGCAAGGCAACTTGTAAAACATCAAGTTGGTTTAGTATGGAATGAAGTGAGTAGAAGATATGTAGATGATGAACCAGAATTTTACATACCTTTTATGTGGCGAAATCGTGCTGAGAATAAAAAACAAGGTTCAGGTGATGAAGAAATTGAGTATGATATAACACCTACTATTCAATGGTGTAAAGAAACCTACCGTAATATGTTAAAAGCAGATATAGCACCAGAAATGGCAAGAATGATTCTACCACAAAATATGATGACTGAATGGTATTGGACTGGTTCATTAATGGCATTTGCTAGGGTGTGTAATTTAAGAAGTAAGGAAGATACACAAGCAGAAACAAGAGTGATTTCAACACATATAGATAAACATTTGAAGGACCACTTTCCAATAAGTGCGAAATATTTACTTACATAATGACTTATTTACTGGTTGCCATCTATCTTATTTTGTGTTATAGTATTCCTTTATTAATGTTAAAAATGTGGAATGATGAAGAAGTTAGATAAAGAACAAGCACTACATTGTGCTAAGGTATTCAATGATTATTTTGGTCAGTTTAATCGTATTGACCAATATATGAGAGACCAAAAGATGGCACAAATAGATTCAATCGCACAACCACTTCCTGGTATGGGCTTTGATTCGGATATGTTTGATAATTTTGATTTACCACCAGACGTTATGGATTTAGAAGTTGTTGAATTAGATAATCATACGTGGGATAATTGTATCAATATGATTAGTAGTCATAGTAATATGGTCAGTATTCCTGGAAAGAGTTTGAAACTTGCAGTTAAAGAAAAGAATACAAATAAGTTTGTTGGGTTTATGCGTTTTGGTAGTCCTGTTATCAATTGTAAACCACGAAATGACCTACTTGGGAATGTACCCGATTTAAAAATATTTAACAAGACTGCTATTATGGGTTTTGTAATTGTACCTTGTCAACCATTTGGTTATAATTATCTAGGTGGTAAATTATTGGCTGCCTTGTGTTGTTCTCACGAAGTAAGAGAAAAACTAAACAAGAAGTATGATATGAACTTGGTGATGTTTGAAACCACATCTTTATATGGGAACACAAAAGGTGCCTCAATGTATGACGGTATGAAACCTATGTTGAGATACAAAGGTAATACAATGTCAGATTTTATTCCTATGCTACACGGCAAACCTTACCTAGATATGGTAAAATATGTAGAAGATATTATTGGTAAAGGTGAACTAGTACCAGAGGGTGCTTCAAGTAGAAAACTTAAAATGACCACAGGTATTATTGGTCTAGTAAAAAAAGCCCTTGATGGGGAAGACCTAGAAAAATTTAAACTTACGATTGCAAATGCTAAAAATTTAACTGAACAAAAAAGATATTATGTATCAAACTATGGTATTGAAAACTATATAGATATAGTAAATGGTAAAACAGATAAGATTATCAAAGCACCAAATTATGATAGATATTATGATAATGAACTTATAGAGTGGTGGCGTAAACTAGCAAGTAAAAGATACAACAAACTCATACAAGAAGGCCGATTAAGAAAAGACCTTGAAGTATGGACAAAAGATAGTAATATAGATATTATCCGATAATGAATGAGAATAACAATATTCAAACAACCAAGGTATATATATTTGGACTTTTCGCCGGATAAGCTTGACATTATCAAACAATTTTGTTATAATGAAAACATAAAATGGTATACTATAACTTATACCGACAAGGAGAATGAGGAATATGAGCGACTTTTTAAAAGACATAATTAAAGAAACAGGTAATGAATATGCAAGTTTAGTAAGTGAGGGTGTTGATAGTGCAGATGTGACAAGTCTTATTGATACAGGTTCGTATTCGTTTAACGCCTTACTATCAGGCAGTATCTACGGTGGTATGCCGGCAAATAAAATTACAGCAATCGCAGGTGAAGCTGCAACCGGAAAGACCTTTTTTGCATTAGGTATTTGTAAAAGTTTTTTAGATGTAAACAAAGACTCAGGTGTAATTTACTTTGAATCAGAGGGTGCTATCTCAAAAGATATGATTGAGAATAGAGGTGTTGATTCTAGTAGAATGGTAATTGTTCCTGTTGCAACTGTACAAGAATTTAGAAGTCAATCAATTAAAATTATTGACAAATATTTAGAGCAACCAGAAGATAAAAGAAAACCTTTATTGTTTGTATTAGATAGTTTAGGTATGTTATCTACTACAAAAGAAATGGAAGATACGGCTGCTGGTAAAGAAACAAGAGATATGACAAGGTCTCAAATTGTAAAATCTACATTCAGAGTATTAACATTAAAATTAGGTAAGGCTGGCATTCCAATGATTATGACCAACCATACATATGATGTTATTGGTTCTATGTTCCCACAAAAAGAAATGGGTGGTGGTTCAGGTTTGAAGTACGCCGCTTCATCAATTATATATCTAAGTAAAAGAAAAGACAAAGACGGTACCGAAATAGTTGGTAATATTATTCATTGTAAAAATTATAAGTCAAGATTGACAAAAGAAAATGCAATGATTGATGTTAAGTTAACATACAAAACAGGACTAGATAGACACTATGGTTTACTAGAACTTGGTGAAGAATCTGGTATTTTTAAGAAAGTATCTACAAGATTTGAAATGGATGACGGTACAAAAGTATTTGGTAAAACTATCAACGAAAATCCAGAAAAGTATTTTACAAAGGAAGTATTAGATAAGATTGATGAACACACAAAAAGAAAATTCACATACGGACAAGACGAAGACTAGAAGATATACCTTTGCTCAAAAAGAGGGCGAAGAACATTCTTGTGTCAAGTTAACCGAAGGCAAATATAAAGATGTAATCTATCATTATGGTAGAGTTGCGTTTGCACCAGAATCAGAGAAACAACCTGATGGTAAGTTGCCAATGAAGTTTGATTATACAATTGATAAAAATCCTAACAATCTAATCCTGCTTGACAATTCTGAGTTTATAGATTATATTGGTGATATTTTATTAGAACTACTGGAGGAAAAATTACATAATGGTACAGCAATCACGGATTGAAAATACAATACTAGCCAGCCTCTTCTTTAAAGAAGATTATACTAGAAAAGTTTTACCTTTTATCAAAGAAGAATACTTTGGTAATCGTGTTGAACA